AGACGGTCTTTCCTCCATTTGAAAGGTTCTGGATCCTGACTATCGGAGTACCTTCAGTTTTGAATTCAGTATTTTTATATGCCCTGCCGTTAATTACTTGGCAGATTTCTGATAGTTGCTTGACTTCCCACCCCTCTGGTATTTCCCCAAGTTCGGAGTCTTGCATTGCCGCAGGAAACAGCGCGGCGGTTTGGGCAAGTTTGTTAAATGCCTCCGAATTGTTGGCTTTTAAACCGTGCAGCTCATCAAGGGTTTTGGCAGAAATGGCACTCATGGCAGCCAGTTCGGCATCCGCAGCGCTACCACCTTGTGCCAAGGTTTCAATCTTGGCTTTGACGGGATCAAAATCGACAAACCAGCTTTTGAATAGAGCTTGAGCTATTTGTTCTAAGGTTTGGCTGGTTTTGTTATTTAAAGCTATCTTATCGTCAATTTCTTTTAGAAATTTACCAGCTTCCTTTCTTAGCTCTCTATCTGGGTAATCAAACTCAAACTCAGCTAGAGACTGCCAAGCTACACGCTGCCGACCAGATGTTCCTTCCATGCGCGACTGAGCATAAGCTCTAAAATCGGAATGCCTCGTCAAGTAATAGACATAGTCCTCATCGTATTCTGGTTCTTTGGCGGACATGACAATAAATTCTGTGGAACCATGCCCGTGCTCATCCTTGTCTAAACAGCTTACTTTTGCTATTTTTCCATTCTCGAGACATGGCGTAATTCGTGCAAATAATGTATCGCCATTTTTAAATTTTGCCCCTCCACCTTTAAACTCTCTCTCTCCGAGCTCGCTTACATCTCGGCTGTCGACCGGTAAGGCTGCCATTTCTAAGAAAGGCTTGATCTCTCCCTTCTTAATTGGTCGTTTAGGGTTAAAATCGATAATTTCTGATATGGTTTTATTAGAACTCATAGCCAATCCCCGCAAGATTACCCTTAATCGCCTTTTCTAATCGGTCAGATTCTTCAAACTGAAATTTTAATTGCGCGGTTAATCGCTGCATTTTTTCTGGGAATGGCTCGCTATCTTCCTCAGCATCGGCTGCGCCAACATAGCGCCCAGGCGTCAATACATAATCATGCTTTTGCATGTCTTCAAGCTCGGCGCTGAAGCAAAACCCTTTTTCATCTTGGTAGTCAGTGCCCGATTGCCAAGCGTGGAATGTATCCGCAATTCTTTTAATATCTTTTGGATCAAAATCGCGTAATACACGATCTTTCATAAAACCGAGGTTGCGGGCATCAATAAACAAAGTTTCACCACGGCGGTCACGCTTGCCTTTCTGTGTTGGTGACGTGCCACCTTTCTTGTTTTTGGTTAAAAACCAAATACAGGCGGGGATTTGTGTATTGGTGAAAAGTTGTCCTGGTAGGGCCACCATACATTCAACAAGATCAGCCTCGATAAGCGCTTTGCGGATCTCACCTTCGTTGTTGGTATTGGAACTCATGGAACCATTAGCGAGTAATAGGCCCATTGAGCCGTTATCGTTAAGGTGGTGCAGCATGTGTTGTATCCAGCCGTAGTTGGCATTACCTTGCGGCGGTGTACCATATTTCCAGCGAGTATCGCCCTCCAGTTTGGCGTGCCACCAGTCTTTGATATTAAACGGCGGATTGGCCATCACAAAGTCAGCACGCAGGTCGGGGTGTTGGTCATCTAAGAAGGTATCGGCGTTCTTTTTGCCAAAGTTAAAGTCGATACCACGAATCGCCATGTTCATAGCGGCCAGCTTCCAAGTAGTTGGGTTGCTCTCTTGACCATAGACAGAAATATGTTTGCGCTGTTCAGCAGCGTTGTAATGTTTATCAGCGGCATGAGCTTCGATGAACTTGTCGTTACTCACAAAGAAGCCACCGGCCCCCATTGCAGGGTCATAGACTCGGCCTTGATAAGGCTGGAGCATTTCAACGATCAGTGTAACGATGCTTTTTGGAGTATAATACTGGCCGCCTTGTTTGCCTTCTGCTAAGGCGAATTGACCAAGGAAGTACTCGTATACATGGCCCAAAATATCTTTGCTGTGTAGATCGAGCTTTTCGCCGTTGTACTCAGGGTTACGGAAGCTGGTATCAGAGAAGCGGTTGATTAACTCAGTAAGGTTGTGATTATCTACCTCATAACGGCTGATGCGAGGCAGAACCCCTTTTAGCTTGGGGTTGGCCAGCTTGTCGTCGATTTTATAGGTTTCGATTGCTTCTAATGCATTGTCGATGAGTTTAGAAATTGAGCTAAGTTTAAAGACTTCTTTTTCGCCATTAGGCCCGGCTGCTTGAATCTCAATTTCTGTGCCAATAGGCAGCGCCGCTGTACTTTTAAGAAATTCCCAGCGTGACTGTTTTGGCACCCAGAAAACGTTTTTCTCTTGGTAATATTCGTGCAGTTCTAACTCTGAGTTTACTGCTTCGTTGTACTCTTCTTCAGAGTCATAATCTTCACGAGGCATGTAATAAATATTGTCATCGCTATCGTCCTGAGTAAACAACTGCCGTAACTCTTGTTGGCGCTCTTCAAAGGCGTCTGACACATACTTTAGAAAGATGATCCCTAGCACGACATGCTTATAGTTGGCGGCATCTAGATTGTTACGTAACCGATCGGCTGCCGACCACAACTTCACATCGAGTTCTTTTAAAAACTGCTGTTCTGAATTATTCATGTTCTTCCCTATGCTGTGACGCTATCGAAACCAGGCGCAATCGCAAGGTTACCGACACCGTATAAAGTTTGATAATTTTTTAGCCATAAATGGAATTCGGGTGTTTTTAGCAGAGCCTCTTTGGAGCAATCAACATTCCAAAGCCGAAGCAAGTACCCAGTGGTTGCTGCTCTAATCTCAACCTTTAGAACGCCACCCGTCATGCCATAGTCCAGCTCTATCGCTTCGCTGTGCTCAATACGTGGATGCGGCACTAACTCTAGCTCTACAAAGCGATTCCATTGCCGATCTTGGGTTTCAAGTTCAGCCTCTGACAGAATGGAATCCTCAAGATAATTAACCACAACACGGTTCTCTCTTCCAACCACTTCAAATATATATGTACAAGATTTATCTAACCCTTTCATATTTTCCCAATCTAAAGCAGATTCTATTAAATCTTTCCAAGTACGATCCCAACCTTGAACAGATAATAATGGCATCAACATACTTTTGGTACGGTACATCCAACCATAAGGTTCGCAATAGAACACACTTATTAAACTCCCATCCACTTTTTCATAAATGGTTAAATCTTTGAGTTCAAAAGTGACACCGTTTTCACCTTGATTGAAGAACCTATCAAAAGCACGACTTACTACAGAGTAGGTTACACCACCTAATTCTTCTTTTATGACAAGAGATCGACACTCTCGTACAATAGGGTGATTTTTAGGAGAATCTATTTGGTTATAGTTTAACACTCTTAGTGCAGGAAACCTTTCATCAATAGAAACCTTGATTGCAAATTCTTCTACTAATTTTTCTAAACCATATTTGTTTAAATATTCTAATACTTTCATAATAATTTTCCTTTAGATAAATAAAAAGCTTGCATGAATAATACTCCATGCAGGCTTTAGTGTCAACACTTTATTTTATAAATTATGCAGTTTCCACAACACGCCATTGTAGCTGAGAATCTGATAATAGTTTAATTGGTTTAAGATGCACCTCACGCCCTGTGCGTTCAAGGATATCCTCGTTCACAACTTTAGCACGTACATTTGTGTTATGGTCTTTCAACTTTTCCATAACTTCACCTGATGCGATAATATTCATCTTAGCTTCTTCTAATGTGAAACTTGTACGAACACCTTTCTTTTGGAAAACGATTCGCTGATCATCTTCTAAGTTGATGTTATTATCTACTAAAGTTAATGTCACTTCTTTAAGGGTATTTGTATTCATGTTATTCTCCTGTTGTTTGTAAGTTTTAAATTGTTCTGAATCTTCTTGGGTAGTCATAAGTAAATTCTTATTCATAGTTGCTGCAGAAGGAGTAATACCACCCGCACCTAACCTTGTACTTAATTTTGCCATTTATTTCTCCTCATAATTCATAAATAATTTCATATAGTGTATCAATATGTTCTTGCATTGTAAACCCTTCATACACAATTTCTTCATGGTCGTGGTCATTAACCAATTGTTGGAAAGCTTGTGTAATTATTTCAACCTTTGTACGAGTTGATTCTACTTCAATAATTTCCATCGAAGCTACCATATCATTGTAGGCAACACTTTCCTTAATAGCCTTAACTTGATTACTGTTGTCCAAGTATTTAACCTTGTTACCACATTTAGTTAATTCTTCATATTCAGTGAAGTTACTTGTTACAATGTGATTATCATATTTCTCAATGAATTCTTCACCAAATTCCTCTGATACTGAAAGTGTAGAACTATCCGATGTGTACCATGAATCCATCACATATTCACAATCTGCTTTCTTAGATTTGATAGCTTCTACCAAAAGTTCCTTATCTGGGCATTGTTTCCAAATTTTAGCTGTAAGACGACTTATTTCCCATTGGGAAGCAGAATTACGGTCTTGGTTCAAAGGTAATACTTTTGGTGCAAAATTGTAACTGTATTTGAAAGAGTTGTTTTCACAAACATACATATCACCACAGAAGATTTCACCGTTGTCCTCTCCGTGGGCAATTACATCACCATACTTAGTGGAGAATAGTACTTCTCGGTCTTGGAACTCTAAACAGCGTTGTTTAACTTCATCAAGAATATCTTCCGACAAACCTGATATAATTACTGTAAAGTTACCCGTAGGAGTAAGAGGCTCTTCTTTAATAACTAATATATCTTCTTCAAAATTTTCACAAAACTCATAAGAAGACTCCCACTTTACTTTGTTATTAATAATCTCTACACTACAACCTAGGTCTGTTAGAACAACGAGTCCCTGCACGGCACCCAGACCGAATTGGCCGCGTTTGGAGTCATCTGATCGCTTATCTGAGAGTCCCATCATAAGTATAGAAGTTGAGACTTCGATGTTCTTATTGGTTAAAGAGATATAATCATCTCCGAAATAATGCTCTTGTTCTCCCTCAGAGTCCAACCAATTGCTAATGTATTCAGCAATAGCTTTGCTCGCAGACCAATGATGGAAACACCCTCTACTAAAATTAGTCTTATATATTTTACTCATAACTGCCTCCTAATAAACCACCTTGTAGTGTGAAAAGTATTCTTATACTATCCGTAGAAGATTTAGCCACATCCTTATGACTAATAGTATTGTATTCATAATTAACGTGGTTGTATACACTCCTTAATATCTCAGAGGATATGTTACCTGCTGAATACTCTTCTTGCAGTACAGAATATACATGATTTCTTTTATAACGTTCATAAAGTGCTATTAGGTATGTAGCATCTTTCGACCTAACTGCCTTCCCTTTCTCTAGATGAGTTACCCACTTTTTACCTGCCTGATGCCAAGATACCCCTGCAGTTTTCCTATCCACCCCTAAAGTATTAACTCTTGGTGGTACAAGATAACACAGCTCTTTGCAGTATACCTTATTACCTATTCTTGTCAGGTCCTTATCCAGATGTATACCTTTAACCTTGCAATTTTTCTGGGAATAAAACCACTCCGCGAAGTTTTGAAAGTTATGCCATTCAGTAGCTACTGTCACCCCCGCCCCTCCATAATTGCAGTAGTCTGGACATATCTCACTGTAACATCTTTTTAGCATACGAGACCAATATTTGTAAGCAGTATTCTTACCCGAACCATCATCTAGTCTAGTATGGTAAACCCCATAACCAACATAACCCACATCGTATAAGGTTTTTACTAGAGAATCTTTTACCTGTCCTTTTCTAAGGGTCTGTGCTGATATGTTCCTTTTTCCTCCAGTATTAACAAACTCTACATCAATATCATACTTACTATTATACTTAATGACTTTCAAATAACCACACCTATCTGTAGGGTAGATCATACCTTCCTTTATGTTACTAACACCCACGATCAATCTCCTAATGTAAAAGTAATAACATTCTTAGAAGCATCCATTGTAAAATCGACACCCTCTTTTGTCAAGTAGTTTTCAATTGCTCGGAAAGGAATACTTTTTGTAACTTTATCCTTGTGCAATTGGATCATTCTGCCACTACCATTTCGTGCATGAGCAACCACCACATCTGTAATATAAGTTGAAATGGCTTCAAGGGTTTCCTCTTCCGCTTCATTGAATGTTTCTGTTAACTGTTGATAAAACTTTGACATAATTATTCTCCTTGCTTCAAATCGGCAACACTAATTTTACCTTGGCGTAATTTTAAAAGAGTCACTTCGCACAAAGGTTTGCTCTCACTTGCAAAAACTGTGATTTTATTTGTTTCATCGAACACTTCGTAAAATTCACCAACTATTGTTAATGTGTATTTATTCTTCATTTGGGATCTCCTTTTCAGTGATAAGTTTTGGTACAGGGATATCTGCACTTTCTAATAGTGATTTTATCTCAGTATCATCTTCCGCCCACGATTGTAATTGATTAATCACAGCTTTTTGGGAAAGGGTGATACTCTCTTGTACAAGAAAAGTTTCCTGAATAAGGTAACCTGCAGCAATATACTTCATGGTTTGTTGTGAAGGTATAATCCATACAAAAAACAACACTACTACCAAAGTTTTAGTTGGAAAGTATTTCTTCCAATATGGTGTGACATCGTGGTTATCACATGCAGAGAATCCTGTGATGATGAAAGCTATAACGACAACTACTGAAAACAGGGTAAGAGTAAATCCAAGAAAACCTCCCAGCTTACTGAGTAAATCTACACCCCATACTAATAATGCTAATTCCATAATTATTTCCCTTTTTGTTTAAGTTTATTTAAATCTGGCATAACAACTTTATTATACTGGTAATATTTTTCCAAGGCTAATTGATAGTTGTTCAAAGTTTACCACCTTTAATCAAACATAACACTGCCCCTTTTAAAACTACACCTGTTTCCCCAAGAACTGTCATTTTTAAAGCGCTGGCTTTATCAAAAGTGCTCACCTGTTCTAGGTCAGAATCAGGGCAATCCATTGTGAACTGTCGTAAAACATTTTTATTATCTTTTGCGTAAATCATAATACTTCTCCTGTTATTTAAAATTTGAACAACGTTTCAATATGTTCATATAGTGAACCACTTTGTTGTAGTAGTCAACACCTTTCTTCAAACTTCTTTCATCTTTTTGATTTCCGATATTATATGACATGATCATTTTCTTCCAATTCCCTTTGTGAACCTTTTCAAAATGTTGTAACACATCCAGCGCAAGGTATGCCCCTAATGCATCATCCATCACCACTTTGGTAATCATTTCCTGCTTTTTCCAATAGGATGTTACTCCTAGGATGTTGAATATATTTTTCTCATTGATTTGAAATAACCCAAAATCCTTTGATTCAATGTTGATTCGATATCTCCCACCATGTGATTCTTGCAGCGCTATACTGCTTAAACTCCAGCCTAGATTATGAGGTTTCCCATAATTGTAAGCATATTCTAAACGGTATTGTTGTTCAGCGGAAAGTGAGTCCCATTCTGAACAATCCTTGCCATATGCAGCATCACACAGGACGATACAGAGGAGAATAACATTTAGCCAAGCAAACATCTTCCAAAAGGATTTGCGTTCGTCAGAGAGCCTTCTGCGCTGATTATTCTCACTGTGGTAATCTTCTTCTAAATGTTGGAATGGATTATTGGGATCATCTATCATAAAATCATCCCTTTTGAGCATGACCAAACCTTTTTAGCAAACTCCTTTTCATATTCCCATTTCAAACTACCGAGTTTTGTAGTTTCTATAAATAATGTAAATTTGTCAGTAGAAATCCTATTAGTGTTGATGATATCAACTATTTCAAAAGGGTTTTTATTACTACAACTACAACAAGGAAGGAATCCTGTACCAACAAACACATTATCTTTGTGTTGTTCTCCTTTCAAAAGTGCTGTAATACAACAATTAGGGTAACCATAATACTTCCCAAAGAGTTTCCAACCTTTTAAAGTGTTATTATCTTTTATCATTTTATACCTCTTAAATTTTTCAAAATCCAATTGTGTAAACGTTTACCTTTTAAAGGTTTAGGATATTAGTCTAAGGGTTGATTAAAGTCTGAAAATGATGTGATTATCATAAAGTTACCTCGTAATCATCACAATCTTCATATTTAGGTAAGTGTAATAAATGTACCAGACTAGACCTAACTAAGAAAGTACGTATATCGCTTTTCCAACTACGTTCTGATTTTTCTATTTCAGAGATACACTCTTTGATATGATCACTTTCGAAATTACAATCTTCCCATACAATATGAGAATGTCCGAAAAGTAAATCATTCTCACAATAACCGTAATTTTCTAAAAGTTTTACATGTAAGTCAAAGATACTTTTTGCTTCATTTTCCCAATACTTCGTGATTAAGATTGACCGTAATACTCTCATAATAATTCCTCATTTAATAATCTCATTGACATCATATCCCAGTTGTTGTCCATTATAAACTGGTAAATAACCTCCTCTGCTAAATTATCGTCCACTTCATTCCAGAGGTAATTATACTTAGAAGTGTCTCCTTTCATGAACACAAGGATAAACAATTGCCCCATTCTTACTGTTCCGCGAGAATAGTTTTTGTAGTAGTGGTGTTTAAATTCTAAAAATGACATAGTTTTCATAATAATACCCACCATGTGTTGTTTTCACCCATCAATACCATTTCTCCTAGGGTGGTGTTATAATACACATTAGTATGTTTATTTTTCTGTAAACCTTTATCCAATACAAGTATTAGCGCATCATCTTTTTCAATTTCAACATAAGTTTTCATGGGTTATTTCCCTTCTTCAATAGCTTGTTTATAAGGTTCACTACCTATTTTCCAAACTAATAAGTCTTCTATTAAACGTTCCAATCTTTTAACACGAAATTCGGTGTTTACTAAGAGTTCATGTTGCTCACAAGGAGGTTTGCTGCGGAAAGTTGATCTCTTTGTAATGATTTGTTTCATAATATTATCCTTCATGCTTTTCTATTAAACCAATAAGTATTAACCCTACGCCCATAATTGTCCAGCCTACAACACTACCTTGAGCTGTGCCAACAGCAATGCTGAGAATTATTAATCCTATAAATATAATAATAAATTATTTTCCTTTTTAAATTCATTTTCATACCAATTGTACACATCATCTAGATCAAGGTAAATATCTGTAGAAGAATAATCCTCTAAAAATTCCACAGTTATACGAACACGCCATCCAGATAAATGTACCAAGTTTAATTGATAATCTTCTTTTGTCCAACCCCAATTACCATTAATCATTTCCTTCTTAAAAGAATCTTCTTTAGCAAAGATACATTCAATTAGACAACGAGTGGTTGTTTGCACTTGTACAAATTCTTCTGGTGTAATTGACATTTTCATAATATTTCCTCGTTAGGTAATTTATGGTGGGTTACACATAAACATTGTAGTTCATACTTATTCCCTTTTTCAATATAAGATTTTATTTCACAATACTTTTCGTAATCTACATAAACCCAATCTCCATACGGAATACTACTGTACCTTTCATCAAATACGCATCTGTAACGGTAAACCTTATCCATAATATTTCCTCTTTTAAAAGTAGCTAACGTCTATTTGTGTAGTCATTATAATGTTATTGATTAAGTTGTCAAGCATTAATTTCAGGTACATCAATTAACACAGAAGGATAATTCTTAATATCATGTTGCCTTCCCAAAATCCATCCCATTCCGAAAATATTACATCGGGTTAAAGTGTAATCACTGTGGAAATGTAAATCTCCATTTGTGTCAAAGTAGTATTCATCTTCTGCGATGTGGAATGCTTTTATAAACTCTTTTTCAATTTGTGTCATGGTGCTCTCCTGTTTAAATAATAGAATTATAGTAAAGGTAGGTGATGTTTGTGTCAAGGTGTAATTTGGAATAATTAGGAAGAAGTTTTAAAAGTTTATTATTTAAACAAAGGTGTTGACTTGATGAGGCGGTGTGCTATTATTTGAGGAAATTGATTTGGAGAGGATATTCCTGTGGCACAAGAAACTACAATTGAACAAAAACTACTTGACTTACAAACAGCATTTTGTGTAGAATCAGCATTACGTTCTAAATGGGAAAGAGAAGTTTTCCAAATGAGAAACATTTTAAAAGATATGGGAATATTAGATGATGTGGACGAATGTATGAAAGGGTGGCAAGAGGAGAACAATGTCAACCATTTGGTGCAGGTTCTTGGGAACAAGGATTATAGTGTCAAAGAGGACGTTGGAGAAGAGTAATCTTCTGAGGAAGGGGATAACCCCTTTGATAAGCATTACACTCTTGTATCTAGGCTACGAAAGGATATGATTGGTAAATAATTTTAATTTGAGGAGAAAGGTATGAAGGATTTTAAAAGTTGGGATGAATCATTTTACACAGAAGATTATGATCAGGAAATGTTGAACTTTATTAATAGTAATTATAGTGTAGACTATGTTAATGGGTGGAAGGTACAAACATCCTTGTGTCAACGTGGGGGAGAATTTTTTGTATCGAGACGTAATGGATACGATAAAATGATATCGCGAGAATTAACAAAAGAAGAATTCAAGCGTAAAATTGGCATGGTAATAGAAGAGGAGAAAGTTGCGGATAAGGATGCTTTCAGTAAAAGCGATTTGATTGATGGTATGTTTGTTATGTGTCGTAATGGTGATGTTTTCCTAAAATTAGGTAACACTTTAAATAGTTTAACTGGTTATTTAGACTTAGAGGTTTATTCTAATACTTTACTTGATGAAGATTCAGAAGAAGATTGGGATATCGTAGAAGTGTACCAGATAGAAGGAAAAGAGTGCACTATATCACGTATGCTAGAGGAAAAACATGGATTAAAATCTATCTGGAAACGTCCTCTTGAGAAAACACAACCCCAACTTAAACTGGAAGACCTTCAACAGAAGATGGAAGCCTTACAAGAAGAAATGAACATTTTACAAAAGTCAATTGAATCAGGAGAATAATTATGGTAGATTTATACAACAAGCCACAAAAAGGTGATGAAGTTCAGGCAATGAAAGCTCGTATTGCACATTTAGGTGATTGTTTGGCAAGGGTGAGACAAGAGGAGAAGGATATACTTTTGGCGATGGAACGTCTTGTAAAAGCGAGTACTTTTGGTGATCAGGCGGGGGATTGATTGTGAACATATATTTTGATGAAGAAACTCTTGATTTGTTACGGAAGCATCTAGAAGGTGTTCAAATATTAGATTTTAACGGGTATATTAATCCTTATGAGGTTGCCCACTTATTACAGAAAAGTGTAATTAAAATGGAGAGTTTACAGATGAGATTGAACAACGCTCACAAGAGGGAACGAAAATACGAGGAGATGTTAGAGGAAACGATTAGTATGCTTAAAGAGGGATTATGATCATGAATAAAGTTGAATTAGCTAAAATGTTAGGTCTTACTATTGATTACACAACGAAGTATCATTGGCAGATAAAAGGACTTCTTGAGAATGATTGGGATATTATAGAGGAAACCTTTTGCAATGAAAAATTCTCTGTCACTGTTGATCAAGAGGACTTAGTGGAATTGGAGATTTCAGAAGATGATATGATTTCTGATGGTGACATCAAAGTGTGTACCAAGCAGGTGGGAGATTTAATTTGGGAAAGGGCTGCAGACATTTACCTGAAAAGGGTTCATCGTGCGGCTATGTTGATTGGAGGTGATGAGTGAGTGAACAGATGTTTGTTAGATTGATTGCGGCAGTGTTATGTATTACACTTGCATTATTTGGGTTTACATATGACTCAGGGTGGGCATTCTTTGGAAGTGTGATTGCGTTTTTAGTGGCGTTGGATTAGGAGAAGTTTATGCACGAGAGTGATATTGTAGAGTTGATTAAAGATACAGTTAAAAGGAATCTTGTAGTGAATGTTCACACTGCAAAAGATAATTTTAGTGGAGTTAATCTTCACGTAGATTTATCTTTCAGAGGAGAAGATCCTTTTTACCGAGATACCTCTTATATAGATGCGGATTACTCTGAGGAAGAGTGGATGGGTGATATAAACAAACGTGTTACTATTGAAATAGGGTGATTTAACAAGAGGGGGGGGCAACCTTAAAGGTTTGACACTTTGTGGAAGAGGTGGTATCATTTGTGGACTGAGAGATTTTGATAGGAGAACATTTATGAAGGTGTACAATTACACAGATGATTCATGGTGGGACGGAGATGAAGATTGTCCTTGCTGCAGTGGACTACTTTTCGAATGTTATAATGCACAAGGGTGGTGGCAGAATGGGAGTGCTTCTAGCTTATGGAATCTTTATGTAGATGCGATCATTGCACACAAAGCGGAAGAAAGCGGAGATGATTACCACCACTTAGCAGAACATTCATACTATTTATATGAGGGATTTACTTTGGAAGAGTTATCCACTTTGTGTGAAAGGTTGGGTATTGTTTTAGAGGAAGCTTAGGTTGAAGAAGAGGAACATTTGCGGAAGAGTGATTAAATTTGAGGAGAAGTGGTTTGGGTGATGATGTGGTTTTACCAGTAGTGGATATATGGACGGATGGGTCAGCTTTGAAAGCTGCAGAGGGTAAATTTTATTGTGGTGCGGGTGTTGTATTGGTTTATGGGGAGAAGGTGAAGGAGATTAGCTTACCTCTGGGGTTTGCTACAGTTAATATAGCAGAACTGACAGCACCCATAGAGGGTTTAAAGCAATTAAAAAGGAAGTGCAGGGTTAATATTATGAGTGACTCACAATACACCATAGACACACAGGAGACTTGGTACAATAACTGGTGCCTTAGAGGTTGGAAAACTCAAGCAGGTGCAGAAGTGAAAAACAAAGATTTGATACAACTTCTCAAAAAGTTAAGTCTTGAACACGAGGTCACTTGGGTTAAGGTGAAAGGGCATTCAGATCTTCCTTTGAACGATCTAGCAGATAAATTGGCTTGTGAGGCAAGTGCCAAAGTTAAGGAGAAAGATATTGAATCAGCAGAATAAATACCCTGAAGGGTACTATAAGAAAGGAGCTAATAAAAAGCAGATGACAAATTTTAAGAATAATTCCAATTACTCGCAGGAAACTTTAGAAGAAGTTTTAAACTACCCATGTGAGGCTATAGAAGATCGAGGTATTACACAAAAGACTGCTGAGAAGTTTGGAGTGAGAACTAAGTTTAGTGCAAAAGACGGTATCACCCCAGAGGCTTATTACTTCCCTTACTACATGGAAGGGGAATTAGTAGGGTTCAAAAAACGAGACATAACAAAACCTAAACAGCAGAAAGGTCATTTCACCTCAATAGGATTTCAAAGTATTAAATGTGATCTTTTTGGCACGGATGTATGTAATAAAACTGGCGGTAAGAAAATATGGGTGTCTGAGGGAGAATTTGATGCTTTAATTATTTGGCAAACCCTGAAAGCTATGTACCCTCAAGGTAACCCTAATGTTGTTAGCATATCTAATGGGACTGCCAGTGCTGTTCAGAATATAGGTCAGAAAAATAATTTAAAGCATCTTAAAAAATATTCAGAAGTAATCTTAAGTTTCGATAATGATTCTGCAACAGCTAGTGAAAAAGCTGAGGGTATTATGAAAGGTAAAGAAGCCACTTCTGCGGTGTATGGTTTGTTACCTGACATTAAAGTTGTTAGTTTGCCAGAAGATAAAGATCCTTGTGAGGCTTGGAAAGAGCTAGGAGAGAAGGAGTTTTATTGGTGTTTAATGAAACCTATTCAATATACTCCAGAAGGGTTTGTCAAATATTCGGAAATCCGTGAAAAAGCTATCGAACTTCCTACACTTGGCAAGCCTTGGCCTTGGGATGCTTTAACTAAAGTAACTCTTGGTAGACGAGTAGGGGAAGGGATTTACTTTGGTGCTGGTAAACATTTTTAATGCCAGCCTAACAAGAAATTGTTAGAAAACAACTATGTGAACTCAGGGGAACTCTAGAACAGACAATCCTGAGCTAAGTTACCATTGACAAACCCTGTTATTTAAGATAGAATGAAGTTTTAAATAGTAAGGTTGATTGATAATGATTGAAGAGTGGAAAGAAATTGAAGGTTTTAGTAATTATTTTATCTCATCTTTTGGGAGTGTTAAAAGTCTTAAAAGAAAGGTTCCAAGAATACTACTACCTGATTTAAACAAAGAAGGTTATTTAAGAGTTTCTTTAAGTGATAACGGCAAAGTGTCTAGGTTTAGTGTACATAGATTAGTTGCTTTACATTATAAAGATAACCCAAAGAATGAGCCTTTTGTTAATCACAAAGACGGAGATAAACAAAACAACAATTCAGATAATCTAGAGTGGTGTAGCTGTTCTTATAACACAATACATGCTTTTGAGAATGGATTACGTATACACGGAGAACTTGCACCTAATGCACAGTTAACTGATGAGATTGTTGTTAAAGTTTGTGAACTGATTCAATCAGGTTTGAAAAGAAAGCAGATATTAGATTTAAAATTACACGAAGCATTAAACAAAAGTAAGTTTGATGATATAAGATCTAGGAAATGCTGGAAAAGAATAAGTATTAATTATCAATGGTAAAAAGTGCAACGACTATCGAAACCACATCGTGAGATGGAAGGGAGTAGAGTACACCCAAGTGGGTGGAAGCGCATAGCCCTTAGCAAGTAATGTTGAAGGTGAAGATATAGTCTGAACTTCTGTGGGGACACAGAGACGCAGCTAACGTTGTGAAAACGTCAGTGATGCTGGTGTGGATTAACGAACCACATTGAACAAATTGGTTAAAATGGGAAAGAGTGTTATAGTAGATACACTCACAGAACATATTATCTCCACAGAGAAAAACAAGTTTGGTGATCCTCAGAAAGTAGCTCTATTCAAGTTTGAAGAGCAACCTGATGAAACTATTAAGAAAGTGGCAGGTAAGTTTTACAAAAAGGATTTCTCTAATCCAGAGAAAATTATCTTCATAAGTAGTGAAGGGAAAGAAGTTGATATCTGGGGAAATGAGATTAGAGACAACCAGAACTATTTCTCACACGAAGAACTTGTCAAGGCTGTAGACAGTGTTGGTGATAGCGTAGTAATGTATAACAACTACGGTAGATGTAACTGGGATGAATTAAAAGGTGCTATCCGTCATGCAGTATTAGTTGAGCATGTAGAAGATATTGTAATAGATCCTGTAACTCGTTTAACAGCAGGTATGACTGCAGCGGAAGCAAACACAGAGCTTGAAAGATTTGCTGATGAAATTAGTAAGATGAGCCAAGACTTAGGTTTTACATATTATTGTTTCTGTCACCTTAAAGCACCTGAGGGTAAACCTCATGAATTAGGAGCTAAAGTATTTTCTTCTCAATTCCGTGGATCTCGTGCTATGATGCAAGCCTGTTTCTACATGATAGGTCTGGAAGGCAATAAAGATCCAGAAGAACCTGAGAAAGTTCAGAATACAAGGCACCTTGTTGTGCTTGATGATAGGAAGTTTGGCAGAACTGCTCGTATACCTTTATTTTATGATGTAGACACTGGGGTGTTTGCTGAACCGCCTGAGGGTTTCTTAGAGGATGAGTATGCTCAGAGGTTATCGGAATGGACAGTTACTGCACCAGTACAAGAAAGTCTTATCAGACAACCTGAAAACGTTTCTATCGAAGTGTTTGAGGAGGGGGTTAATGACACTGTGGACTACCAATCTATAGATGAGGATTTTAGTGATGAAGAATTACCATTTGAATAAGGAGTTTGTATGGCAAAGTTTGTTTTCGATTTAGAGACTACAGGTTTAATGAACTCTTCTAGTATCGATTATACTAAAGAAGGTTACCCATTAAGAGAAGATTTTAAAATCCATTGTGTGGTGGCTCAAGATGTAGACACTAAAAGGATCTTTGCTTTCTATGACGGGGAGAAGTACGATATAATTTGTTCCAAAACAAGTAAACGTATTAACTATACTCATCTACCTCTAGAAGACTTTAAACGTGTACTTAACAGTGCTAAGTCATTGATAGGGCACAATATTCTGAATTATGATCTGCTTGTTCTAAAGAAATACTGGGGTATTGATTATACTGTCGGGGAGAAAGAGGGTGTAGAAGACACTGTTAATGGTAGAGAGTGTTACTTGGATGACACCCTTGTGAAGAGTAAACTCCTTAATCCTGATAGGCAAGGAGGTCACAGCTTAGCTAATTTTGGTAAGTTATTACAATTCAAAAAAGGTGATTATGGTAAAGAAGATAATGCTTGGGATAAGTTCTCTAAGGAAATGCTTGCTTACTGTATCGATGATGTAAGATTAAACACTCTTGTACATGAGCGTCTTAACAAAGAATGGGGTGATTGGGATTGGGGTGATGCCTATAGGTTAGAGAAAGCTACGAAAGAGTTAGTTACAAGAGGGGAGCAGAGAGGTTACTACTTTGATAAAGAGTTAGCGGAATGGTGTGAGGAAGATCTGAATAACAAACTTAAAGTTATTGAAGAAAAAGTTACTCCTCTTCTACCTCGTAAAACTCTACCTAAGAGCAAGCAACCTACTTTCCCAGCTAAACCTTTCTCAGGTGATGGATCTATTTCCGCAAATGGTTGGAATTTTTTAGAGAATCATTTAGGTTACAAGGTTAATAGAGAAGCTTTAGAGATTGTAGTTCCTCCTAAAACTTCTTTTAAAGGTGACGGAACTTTAAGTAAAGCAGGTATTAACTTTTGTATTAAAGAAGGTTGTGAAGACGAGGAGTTGATGCCTGAGTTTATACGTTCCAGACTTAAACGTGTTCAAGAGTTATCTCCATTACCTGAGGATGAACTTGTTAAGGCGAAAGAAGATTTAAGAAATGGTGTTATGCCTGATCTAACTACCCCTATGACATTAGCAGATCAGAAGGAACTCAAAGAGTATTTAGTAACTTTAGGGTGGAACCCTTTGGTTTGGTCAGAAGATGATTTAAGACTTGATAAAAAAACAAAGAAACCTGTCTCTCAAGAACAGTATGAAACTAGGGTTGAGAGATATGTTAAAGAAACTTTAGAAAGTCCTTTCTGTAAATATAGGTGTGAATTCTTAGGTGTTAAACCAGAGGGATTAAAAGCTAAGCTTATGAACCATGATATAAGTAGACCTCTTAAAAGGTATGGTAGCCCTAAATACACTATAGACTTAGAGAAAACTATAGACCCTAATTTGAAAAAACTAGGAGAGAAGGTTGAGTGGGTGAAAGATGTTGTTGATTGGTTAACCTACAGACACAGACGTAATGCAATCCACTCCCCTCCTAATGCCAGTAAGAAAGAATGGAGTGGTTGGTTAACAAACAAAAGGATTTTAGAAGATAATCGTATACCTACGCCAGCAGATACGTGCGGGGCTAGTACGGGGCGTTTTACACATATAGATATTTGTAATATTCCCAGAGTATCAAGCACTTACGGCAAATACATGAGAGCTTTATTTGGTGTTGATCCAGAAACTCATTATCAAGTAGGTATGGATTTCGACAGTTTAGAGGCTAAGATTGAAGCTCATTTCTGTTATCCTTACAAAGGAGGTGTTGAGTATGGTGTTAGTTTAACAGCAGCTAAACCTAATGATATTCACTCTGTAAATGCGAGGAAAATGGGTGTAGATAGGGACTCAGCTAAAACTTTAAAATATGCAAGCTCATACGGTGCCCAGCCACCTAAGTTAGCTAAACAAATGAACTGGCCTCTTGAGAAGGCTAAACAAGTCTTTGAAGCTTTCTGGGAAGCATCTTCACCTTTAAAAAGTTGTTTAGATACAACGAAAAAGGAATGGGAGAATAATCGTAAAAAGTACATTAAAGGGTTAGATGGGAGAAAACTTTTTGTAAGAAGTCCCCACTCAATTGGGAACATGTTATTCCAAAACGCTGGCGTGACATGTGCTAAACGTGCTGCTGTTTGGTGGGATAGACAAGTACAAAAGGAATGTTTGAAAGGCGTCAATATGATGTGTATGTACCATGATGAGCAACAAACAGAAGATTTAAAAGAAAACGTTAAATTTAAAATGTTCTCTGATGAAGAGTCTGCTATTAGTTGGAAGAAAACACATGAAGAAAGTACTGGTAAAATCTTATCTGATGTCGGTCACAAAGGTGATAAATACTTTGTCGCCTACTGCAGATCAGGTGAATTAGCAGCTTTAAGTTGCGGCTATGCAAGCAGTTATTATAACTTAAACGTAGAATTAAGTGGCGGCTATATCCTCGGTAGAAACTGGGCTGACTGTCATTGATTATTAAAGGAGAAAACAAATGAATAAATTAAATAAATTACAACCTGTACTATCTACATTATATATGTATTCAGGTGACGAAGATGAATGTTGTATGAAGCACTTCGAGAACGGTCTATGTATTCTTTACAAAGGAGGTGACCCTTCTAACCAAGATCTATATGTAGATTACAATAATTCAGGTATCACTTCAGAAGAGTGGAGTAAGTACGAAGAAGATATATCTTACGAACCTAAAGATACTTTCAGAGGAGACCTGTGGAAAGAGGTTTACGATGTTTACCAAGAGCTGTCTGAAAAAGATAGAGAATTCTTTTGGGGTAAAGTATTTCCTTACGGCCACATCACTTCTAGTAGTTGGTTACAATACTACTAAAATAACCCAACCAAAAAGCCCTCCAACAAGGCCTCCCCTCATAAAATAAGTCTACAATTTTGCCAAATATAAGTGTCACTTTTGTAGACTTACCTTTCCCAAACACCTCCCTCTGTTGCCACGCAACAACCTCCCTTTTATTTCAAATTTCCCCTTGACACCATCCCACCTTTCCCTTAATATATCTCCTATCGAAACAGAATGTTTCAAATTTTAAACTTTTTAGGAGAATACTTATGAGCGAATATAGCCTTGTCACAAACACCCCTTCCCACAAGAAGAATATCTGTTGTGTAAGTGGGGAGTATACGGAAAATAGCTTACGTCTTAATGAAGATTCAGGTTACTGGAAGAGTTCCACCACTATCTATGTTAAGGAATCTTTAGTGGAAAAGAAATGGATTGGGGATAATTTATTTGTTTTCATCAATAATCAAGTGTTTTGGGAAATAAACCGTTGTGACCTAGATGTGATTGCTCCTGTAAGAAGTCCTAAAGAGTTCCAATATCTTGTACATGAAGAAGAATATTCAACTATTGAAAAATGTAACTTTTCTTGTGATTATAAATAAGGAGAATAATTATGTACAACGAAAACGGTGTTCCAGAAGAAAAAGATTTAAACTTGCAGATTATGTCGTTCATGGTTGTGAAGTTTAACTATGAAGCGGATTGTTACAACCAGTACTCAATACGAATGAGTTTGAAAAATGCTATGAGACTTTGCGCTAAGAAACGTTCAGATGACCCAACTGGTGATTACAAAGTACACGGTGAATTGGATTTTTAATCCAAAAAGCCTATTGACAAAGTATTCCGTTTTGCTAAGATACCCTTGTAAACAAATGAACAACTTTTAAAATTAATTATTGGAGAAAATACTATGAATACTATTTATGAAATCTGGATTTTCAACGAAGTACGTTATCAAAGTTGGAATACTTCCAATAAAATAATCGCTGGAAAAGAGTACCTACTTTTAGATAAATGTTCTCGTAGTGAACCAGAAGGAGTTAGACACTGGGCTACATTTCATGAACTTGATGAAAATGGGGTACCTAAAACCGATAAAATTTTCGTAGGAGATTACGATTGGTGGTTTAAACAAATAGATTTTAAAACAGCCACTAAAGTTGGTGAAATTGAAAAAGTTTGTAAATGGAAAATTAAAGTTAAAACGGGAGAATAAATTATGAAAATATTTAAAATGTTATTAGTGGTGTTGTTGGTAGGTGGTCTGTCTGCTTGTGGTAATCCTTTGGACAAAAATCTTGTCAATCAGAAAGAGTTAGTAGTATTGTCTGTATTAAATGATAAAGTTTATAACTCTTGTTCCGCTAACCCAAAAGAGGTAATCAGGGTTATAAACAAGAGAACATCTGCACCTATTATAAATGATTCTTTCCGAGACGTAGAATACCTTATTAAAAGTTTTGATAACTCTTTGAAATGTAATACAGTGACCACAACCATACAAGATTTATACTTTAAATTATACGGAGAGAAGTTATTTTCGGATAGTAAGGTGACTTTAGAAAAAGAATCAGCTATTACATCAGAATTACTTTCTGCAAAGGAGATAAGAGAACTTACTGCCACAGTTAAAACTTGTAATATTGCTAAGGTTAAGGTGATATCTTTACTTGACCAAAATAACCTGCTCACTATAGATGACAAGAATGTCATTGAAAAACTTGTATTGCGTTGTGAAAGTGATAAACTTCTTCAAGAATTAAATAACTAAAGGAGAATAAATTATGAAATTCAAATTAACACCACCTCCTTCTACAGATGCTGGCACTTATTGTGGAATTGACAAAACCACCTTCCAATGGAACACTCCTGTAGAAGCGGTATACCTGTGTCCGAAGAAGAAAGGGATTCTCGTATTAGGAGAAGAGTTTATACGCTTAGGTGGCTCTCCTGACATATTTAAAAAGGAAATCTCTTATATCTGGGGATGTTTTGAGGAAGTGGAGGGATAGCCCCATCCAAATAAATATTAAAACTTTTGTTGACTCTGTTTCCCGTTGTGCTAATATTACCTTATTCCAACGGGGGATATAATTTAAAAAGGAAACCTTATTATGAAACAATACATTATGATGAATAAAGAGAACAATAGAGTTATTATTAATTCAGATCTACACAATAACCACCTAAGTGGGGAACTAGGTAACACTCGTGTACATGATTTCAATCCAACTTTATTTAATAAAAACTTTAAGAGTGTGATTAAATCTTGGTGGATGGGTGCAGACCTAATACCTGTAAAATTTATTCTACTTGATTCTGATTGGGTTGAGAATCTTTTTACAGAATATGAGTGGCTTTATTTAAAAGGTTCGGGTAAAGTTTATAAAGTGTACCACTACTCTTCGAAAGAAGTCACCCTCAACCCTTTTGTTAACAGATTTGGTCTTGATGAGAAGGTATATATTAAGGATGTAGGCAAGCTATCTTACGAAGATTTTTTAGTATTTCAATTTTAAAAAGGAAACCTTATGAATATTTCACAACACTTTGGCAAATTTACCAACTTACCACAAGCATCTCGTACAAGTTTATTAGCTATTGCAGATGGACACTTTCATTCAATTGATAGCACCACTGGTCATGAAGTGTTTGCCATAAATAGAGGACTTGCACACTGGTTGCTACACAATTGCGAACATGAAGTTCCTCCTTTAGAAAAGGCTCGTTCTGCAAGTATCCTAGCTCATCAATATTCAACTTCTGGTGCAAAAACCTCTTGGCCTAAGAAACCAATTGTGATAAACTGTGATGAAGCTCGTATCGAAGATGGAGCGACTAGGTTGTACGCAATTGCTTATGCACAAACTAAAGGGGTGTGTATGCCAATTGAATTCAAAACTGAAATTAACGATGATGAAGAAGGAGAATAACATGTGCAAAAAGGATCAATGCCAGCAGAAGTGTAAATCATGTATCAAAAATTACACTGATGCAGAATCACCGATTAAACCATATAATATAATTTTAGAAGGAAACCCTGTTATGGATTGGAAAGAACAACAGCGTCACGATGATATCATTCTTGAAATTGAAACTTTATGTAAAGGAATAACATCCGCAGAGAGGGATAAGCGCATGGAGGAAGTGTTAGAGCTTGTCAAAGAGTTGCAGGTGACACTTACCTTTGCTGAGAAGATTGGTGTTGACACAGACGCTTACAAACACTTTATACGGTAGGGCTTGTTATGAAAATTGGATTCTTGTTGAAGTGGATTTTTGTGTTAATTGGTGTCCTCGTGGTGTTGACCTTTGTAAAAGGGATTGCTATTATTGGTGTGTTGACACTTCTTGTGGCAATGTTCTTTTCACTAAGGGAATATATCAACAAAGGTATTGATTATCTTAAAAATGTTATTGGTGGAATTTTTAATTAGGAGGTAGAAGGATTATGAGTGTTACTAACGCTTACAGACAAGGTTATTCAAATTCTAAATCAGGTTTGGAAAAGGATAATCCTTATAAAAGGTTAGATAAGATGCGGGATAGTTATGCATGGGATAGGGGGTTTGAAGATTATAAAAATGGTTTTGTGTATCAACCTCCCTATTCAGAAGATGATTTTGAAAATGGATGTATAGTGTCTTCTCATTATATGGAAACTAAGAATAAGTTTTACCCTTGGACTAAAACAGAAGAAGGAGAATAATTATGGAAAATTATGATATGGTAGCAGCAATTGGGTTCTTATTATGGGCAGTGAATATGTTACTTCCTGTGGTGTTGGGTATTATTACAGGGTTAGTATACTTCTGGAGTCGGGGCAAGGTTAATCTTAGTTTGGCATCCCGTTACCAATCTTTTAAGTGGCGAGAGGATAAGGATTTGTGGTTAAAGGGTTACCCTACTAGCTGGCTTGTTATGTTTATAATGGTAGAAGGGATTCTTGGATTCATTGTAACAGCACTTCTTGTTAAGGCAGGTATACCTATCACCATTGCATCGGTAACACTTTTATCATTACTCTACCTTCCACGATTTATCATCGACTTGACAAAAGGTTTGAAAATGAATCACAAAAGTGGTGACTTGGAGGAAATTAACTCTTTGAAGAAACGTTTAGAACAATCGGAGAAAGGAGAATAAAATGAAAGAAGATAAAGTAATTTCGGGGTTGCTTATGGCAGTAGGGGCGGTACTTATGTTGTCTAGTTACACTGGGATAACATCCACATCTATATTGACAGGAGTTCTAGTGTTCAGTGCAGGTAGTATCAGCTTACTACTTAGCAAACCTAACAAGTAACATTTGACAACAACCATAATTATGCTACAATGTAACAATATAGAATAAACAAGCACATTAACGGAATGCAATATTCCTAAAAAGCTACGAGAGTGGCAAGGAGAGAACCTAAAAATCAAACGGCATTTTCGCCAATTAATAAAACATTTTAGTCCAACTGGACATTTTTAATAAGGAATAATATTTATGACATTTTCATTTACCCCTGAGACAGCTTCTTCTGGTAGCACTGGTGGCGGTTCTGCAGTATCAGATGATCAATGGAAAGAATGGAACGATTATTACTACAGCTTACTTGATGGAAAGGAACAACCTCATAAGAATAAACAAGGTGATGTTGTAGAAGGTCGATTTTATAAGAAGAAGAAACTTGTAGGTAAGCTTGCAATGTTGGTAGATTGTGGTTTACAACCTCAGCCTGATTCTTCTTATGAGTGGAAAGGTGAAGCTGGTAATGGAGATACCTTGAGTGCAGAGGAAAAAGCCCATGTTGAGAAGTATCCTGATAACTACTTCAAAACAGTTGATGGTAAACGTATGCAATTTAAACCTGAGCGTCCTACGCAAGAGTTTGCATTCTACTTTGACTTCCCTAAGATTATGGTAGATTGGACTAAACATCCTATTGAAGCGTTACATAGTCTTGGTCAGAAACCTTTACGTGTAGGTTACAACGGTTACTTTAAGAATAGTAGTGTGGGATTGGAAGGTTTTGCAAAACAGTTACGATTTACCCCTAATTTCCGTACTGGTAAAGTTAGTCCAAATAACCCTATCTACAAGATTGCTACTGCTATGAATGTTGCTGACGAGTTCGAAAGTAGTAATTATGATTTTGGTAAATTAGCAGGTGGTCATTGTTTCTTCGATGTGTACATCACAAAGAATGTTTACAACGGTAAATCTTACTATGATGCAGAAATTAAGAACTATTCTGAAATAACGGAAATTGAAGCAGGTGATAACACTATTACGGTGGCACAACAAATTCCAGAAAGTAATATCCCTTTTGTAGGTGTGACTCTTAATGGTGGTAATTATTCTGATGAAGTATTGGATATGGTTTCACACAAGAAAGAGTTGATGGCAGTGTTACCTCGTGCAAAAGCGTTCCAACCAAATGCAACAAAGAATCCTGACTTCTGGTTAGGTTGTAATTGGAAAGATAGTGACCTTTGCAAAGCTTTAGGTGATCGTGCTCCGAAAGTGGATAAGAATGGTGACAAGGTTCCTGTTGCTGGGACGGAAGTAATTCCTCAAGGAGTGTCACAAGGTGTGAAACAGGAATCTGTTCAGCAAAAGGATAAAGTTGTAGAATCACCTGTAGAGGAAAGTTTCACAACTTCGGAAGATAACTTCGACTTCGATGAAGACCAGATCCCTTTTTAGAAGTGATAATTTAGGTTAAGGTTTCCCTTAGACAATATTTAATTATACATGTAAGAAAGCCCCAAGAGACAATTAAGTTTCTTGGGGCTTTTTATTACCTAAAATTTACCTCACCTAAATTACGCCACTCGTTCCCAAATGTACACAACTTCGTAAGGAGGTAATGTTGCTGTTGTAGAAACTCCACCACTTAAACCATGTGTGTGACTCTCACCACCACCAAAAGTATCACTTTCTGTAGTAGTATTGTAGTATAACCAATAGGTATTGTTGTTGTCAGTGCCATCGCTACCTGTATTATCATTATAATTAGAAGGCATCAATTCCTTATAAGGTGCAGTCTGGGTCTGCCCACTGTCCTCTGCGTGATAACGATCTCTGTAATCATGGTTATGTACATATGTAGGTACTTGTGCTTCAGTAAGTGTGTGACTTTGTACCGTAAAAGTATTATTGTGAGTGTGGGTTTTAACACCCCCAGTTTTACCTGTTAAATCAAAATCAGAATCCTCTTCATCCAAACCTATTAACATTCTACCTTTAATAAGGTTCCATGTACCAACTCCAAACCTTGTTGCAGGAGACTCTTGTGACTTAGTTATCCATGTATCTCCTACTTTAGGAATAACCTTATCTTGCAAGGCATTTAAAGCATCTGAGAGAGCCGTTAACTGTGTTTGAAGGTTTGTTTCAGTTGTTGTAAGGGTGTTGGCTAAGGCATCATCTCCTGCAATCCTAGAGGCTTCTTCTGCGTCAAGGTTGCTTTTAAGTTGGCCATATTCTGTATTAAGCTTAGTTTGAAGTTGATTATCCGCCACAATACGGGCAGCTTCTTCTGCATCAATAGCAGTTTGTAAATTATCAGCTGCCTCTTGTTGGACAGTGAGTATACCTTCTGCTAATGTATGATTAATTTCATTGAAGATTTGACGAGATAACCCTTGGTCGCTACTTAAACCAGAATCCCTCATCTCCTCTGCAATTTCTCGTCTATTTGGTTCGCCTGTGATTGGGTCATTCACTAAATTATTAGCCCAACCAATCCCGCTATCTGTTACTGGCATTATTTTCTTTCCTATACGTAATTTCTACTGTTGTAAGACTCTGCTAAAAGCCCTCTAACTGAATCTGGATTATTATCTAAAAAGCTATCCTCTGGGAGTACACTACTCCAACCATAAGCACCTTCTGGGATAGGGTCATAACTTTCTGTAAAAGCATTGTAATTCTCTAATTGATTATCCTCTGCAGGAATAACACCAACACCATTTTTAAGATGTATCACTGTGTGTGCATTCACACCTGCTAAAGAAACCCTATCCACCATAACAGCAATATCACTTGGGACAGACTCTCCGCCATTCACTTGGATAGAAAAGGAAGCAGGGTAATGGGGAGATAATCTCACATCATCAACGCTAGTTAACTCTTTTACAAAGTTCAATACTTCTGGAGTAGTACCGCTTCCGTTATCCACTGTCCTCTGAAACTTTATTTGGTCTCTGTAAACACTGTCATCATCAGTAGTTCTCTCTACTCCTGAAAGTTTACCAATCAACTCTAATTGATAACCTGTTGCAGTGTTTACATCACCCCCTTGTGCAAAAAGTTTCATCAGTTCATCTTGAAATAATTGATCTTCTGCTAGGAATATACTTAGAAGTTTTTTAGAGTTTTCTGCAAACCTGAATTGTGTTGGTAGAAGATCTTCTGCGTAGGATAGATAATCTCTTTCAACTATATCCGACATAATGTTATCCTTCTAAAATAATTATCTTACCTGAAAGCTGTGTAGCTTCTTCTGATGCAGATACTTTGACGGGGGTGCTTGAGTAGACAGGAGTTTCATTAACATCAACACTGCCGAACAATTCAACTTCAACTGTTTCAATACCTGTTACATTTTTAAATATATTAGAAGATACTCTGCCTTGGATAACATCTGTACCTGCATCAAGATTGTTGATATAGCTCATAACAGAATCAGAAATTAACTGAACACCGTTAGAAGGGAATTCCTCTTCATCATAAAGTGTGTAGGTTATACGTGTTGAAATATATTTGTTAAGAACTCGGCTATAGTACACTTTATAAGGAAGTCCGTTTTCATCTTCTATTTCAGTATCTGTACTACCATAAAGTTCAATACCTGCCCCTACTGTTTCGTATAAGGTTTCAGCTATATCTTCATCAATACCTCCTTTCACAACAACTTCTAAACTCTTAGGAGGCCTCCCTTCTGAATCAGTTTGCATTGTCTTGTTCTGACCTACAGATACATCACTAACCCCTTCTAAGGCCAGTACAGCTGATTTAATAGCTCTGGCTGTAGCTTTACCTAATAATGCGGGGGATTGCTTAAAACGCTCTCTAAGCTCTTCATCTGTCTCTCTATATCTACCACCATTGATTAAACTGTTAGTGAAAGATTCTATTGCAGAAAAAGGAGGTGCTATTGTTAAAGAGTTTGCCAAGAAAGAATAATCCCCTTCTTCAACGTATTCAACATTGATGGCTTTTGATATTTCACATCTATCAATTTCAAAACCTGATTGTAAGGTTAATGTGAAACTGGGGGTTGTATCAATAACAGTGTCTTCACTTCTAACAGTCCAAGATAAATACCCGTTCAAAGATGATTTCTCAATGTAGTATCCACTCGATACAAGGTCAGCTTCTAACAGGTCCACTGCATCGTTGAAACTACCTTCTGTAGTAGTATTCCTTGTGAAAGTGACACCGTTAATAATAAGTGTAATATCACCACTATAACCTATTTCATAAGTTGCCTTGAACCTATGTAACTCTGCTGTAGAAATAGTATTTACAATAGTGGTGTTGAATTCTGCATTGTTATTATTGTAGAAGCTACTTCCTGCTGGCAATGTCATCTCATCTTCATATTTCAAAGTGACAATAACATCCCCTGTTGCATTAACAGCTTCTTGCCTGTATATTAACTTACTTGCAGTTAAGTAGTCTAAGAATATACCAGATGCTTGGTCAATATCCATCATACTTTGTAATGCTTGAACAGAAGACCAGTTCTGTGCAAGAGGTAAGCTTAGAATGTTAACTAATATCTTAAATTTATTATCTGGGTTGGAATCAATATCAATTCCAAAATTAGTATTTATTTCAGAAGAAAGATCTGATATTATATTCTGGAACCTTTTAGCTAAAAAGCCTGTCTCGGTTAGTCCGTATTCTGCCACGGTTAAATCTCCAATTGTATTATTGTGTAACTTCCTGAGATAAGGTTCGCTTTGAAAGAAACATTAAGTTTTTGGTCAGTGGTGATAGAAGTGTAAGATATGATAGATTTTATAGCAGGATCTTGTGTGATAGTTTTTCTCACATATGTATCAGCAAGTGCTTTACTATTACCTTGGGAAAGTATACTTTGTATCCAAGGGATACCATAATTAATATCCCTAAACCACTCACCTTTGTAACTTCTTAACTTTATTTCCAACCTTTGAGCGATGTTCTCAGGACTATCCTCTTCAAAGAAAGCTAAATCATTCCCTGAAAAGGTGATATCATTTGTTGTTCTGCTTAGAATTATATCCGAAGACACAAGGATTCTCCTTAGTTATTATTTTTCTATCTTTCCGTAAGGGTTTTTGTAATACCCGTATCTTATCTCGTAGTAAGTGTATTTAATCGGCTGCCATATTACACCATCACGCTGAATTTGCATTGCATGTACCTGCTCATGTCTAATCAATCGCTGATTGTCCATGTAGTCAGGGTGCAAATAAATCACACCCCACGCACTTGTCCAACCTATGAATTTAAACTTTTTAAGTAGCCAAAGCAAGAAACCTTT